CGTATAGGTACTTCAATATCAGGTATATCTACTTTTTTACAAACATTGATAACAACAATATCAACAGTTGATATAGCTCAAATAGCATTGTCAATAGCTGCTAAAGCTATTCCTATTGGTCTCCCTGGAGTTATCCCTGCTGCTTTAAATGATGCTCAAACATTTATTAGAAAAGCAACATTTGATAAGTTAGGAAATTCTAAATTAGCACTTGCTACTACTACTATAGCTTCTACTGGATTAGTAATATCACTTGTAAGTAGTTGGATATTACAAGCATTAGAACTCTTATCTAAATTAGATGTTTTAATATTAAATTGCGATCCAAATTCAACACTAACCTCAGTATCGGATGATGTAAAATCATTAAGTAGAGTAGCATCAGAAGCACAAAAAACTCAAAATAATCAATCATATCAAGGTTTTATAATTGATATTGTTGAAGTCCCTTATACCCCCACAGTAAATAGATATCAAGCTGTTGGTAAAAATGCTCAAGGTATTATACTAATAAAAAGTGATCTTTCATTTACTTCAAATAACCAAACATTAATCAACGAATTAAAGTTAATTATCGACAGAGATAATTTGCAAGCTTATTAATTACTAATATTTATAACAAAAATACAATGAAAACCTCAGAACTTAAAAAATTACTAAAGGAAGCTGTAAAGGAAGCAATCCAAGAGGAGTTGCGAGAAATATTACTTGAAGCAGTAAAATCACCAAAAACAGTAGTAAATGAATCGTATGCACAACCTACGATTGAACAACCAAAACAATTAACCCCCGAAGAACGCAGAAATATGTTTTCAGGAATAGTATCAGAAATGCAACAAGGAGGTATAGCAAACTCAGCATATGCTGGTGAAATGAAAGTAACAGGACCTGTTGATGCAGTTAATGGATCTTTACCTGAAGGAAATTTAGGTCTAGACCAAATAATGAACATGATGAAAAAATAATAAATGGCATTTGGAGCAAAACATATAGCCCCTATAGATACTAAACCTGGAATAGGTGTTGGTGTTTCTATACCATTTAATGCTCCTGGAGTATTTAATACAACATATACAACACAAAAAGCAACTCAAAGTAATTTAATAAATTTCTTTTTAACTAATACAAATGAACGATACTTAAACCCCACATTTGGTGGTAATATACGTTCATTTATTTTTGAACAAATTGAAGAAGATAATTTAGAAGGACTAAAATCTGATTTAAATTCATTAATAGGAATATATTTTCCTAATATTCAAGTAATGGAATTAAATATTATTAGTAATCCGGATAGGAATAGTATTAGTGTAGAAATAACATATAATATAATAAATACAGGAATAACAGACGAACTACAATTAGAATTTAACTAATGGCTTCAACACTAAAAAATAGGGATATTAAATATATCAATAAGGATTTTACTGAATTAAGGAGATCACTTATTGATTATACTCAAACGTATTTTCCCACTACGTATAATGATTTTTCCCCAACATCCCCAGGAATGTTATTTATGGAAATGTCAGCATATGTTGGTGATGTTCTTTCATTCTATTTGGATAACCAAATACAAGAAAACTTTTTACAATACGCTCGACAGCAAAACAATTTATATGAATTAGCTTATATGTTTGGATATAAACCAAATGTAACCCAAGTAGCTACTACAACTATTGATTTATATCAACAAGTCCCATCTAAACTATCAGGTTCAACATATGTTCCTGATTTTGATTATGCTTTATTCATCCCAGCAAATTCAACAGTTAATTCTACATTATCAACTAGTACACCTTTTATAATAGAAGATACGGTTGATTTCTCTGTTTCTAGCTCAGGTGATTATACTGATGTTACTGTATATTCAATAGATGATATTACAGAAGATCCAGAAATATTTTTATTGAAAAAATCACGAAACGCAATTTCATCAACAATTCTCCAAAAGGAATTCCCATTTACCAACCCAACCCAATTTACTACTATTGATATAGTAGGAGATAATATTGTGGGTATATTAGATATTGTAGATAGTGATGGAAATGAATGGTATGAGGTTGATTATTTAGGGCAAGAAATGGTATTTAATTCAATTAAAAATACCAACGTAAATGATCCAAATTTATCCCAATATGAAGGAGATACACCATATTTATTAAAATTAGAAAAAATTCAACGTAGATTTGCTACTCGTGTCACAGCACCTAACAACCTCCAAATCCAATTTGGTTCAGGTACTGTTAATGATAGTGATGAAGAAATAATTCCTAATCCCGATAATGTAGGTTTAGGGTTACCTTTTGAAAAAAATAAATTAAATCAAGCATATTCTCCTTCAAATTTCTTATTTACTAAGACTTATGGTATTGCTCCTTCTAATACAACACTTACTGTTAGATATTTAGTAGGAGGTGGGGTTAGTGCAAATGTAAACGCTAATCTTTTAACACAACTTACAACATCACCTACATTTTTAAAATATAATTTAAATCCAACAACTGCAAATACATTTTTAAATACATTAGTAGTTACAAATCCAATAGCAGCTGATGGTGGAGGTGATGGAGATACTATTGAAGAAATAAGACAAAATGCATCAGCAAATTTTGCTTCACAGTTACGTAATGTAACCCAAAATGATTATTTAGTTAGAGCCCTTTCAATGCCTGCTAAATATGGAGTAATATCAAAAGCATATATTGAACCAACTAAAGCAGAAACATTATCTGCAGGAGAATCAAACTCAGTATTAGATTTATATGTTTTATCTTATAATAATTTTAATCAATTAACTACATCATCCCCCGCATTAAAATCAAATGTTACAACTTATTTATCCCAATACAGAATGGTAAATGATGCTGTTAATATTAAAGATGCATTTATAATAAATTTTGGAGTTAATTTTGATATTATTGTACTCCCAGAATATAATAGTAATGAGATTTTAATACAATGTATAAATGCACTTAGGGTTTATTTTGCTATAGATAATTGGCAAATAAATCAACCAATTGTTTTAAGAGATATTTATGTTCTTTTAGATCAAATTGAAGGTGTCCAAACAGTAAAAGATATTAAATTTACTAATTTAGTTGGAGAAGATTTAGGATATTCTAAATATTCATATTCAATGGAAGCAGCAACATCTAATAATGTAGTATATCCTTCTTTAGATCCAAGTATTTTTGAAGTCAAATACCCTAATACAGATATTCAAGGTCGTGTAGTACCTTTATAAAATAATAAAATGGCAATATATAAAATTTTCCCTACAAAAGACGCTACATTATATTCAATGTTCCCTAACATGAACACTGGATTGGATGAAGTTATAGAAGCTAGTCAAACGTCAATATCCCCAGCAGGAACTACAAACCCTCAAACTAGTAGATTTTTAATTAATTTCAATCAAGATACTATTAAAGATATTGTTGATAATAAAATTAGTGGATCTGATTGGGATGTAAATTTAAGATGTTTTATAGCTAAAACCACCGGTTTATCTTTAACAACAACCTTAGATATATATGCTGTTTCGGGAACTTGGGATATGGGGACTGGAAAATACTTAGATTCTCCTATATCTACAGATGGTTGTTCTTGGGTTTTCCAAGCATATTCGGGTAGTACAATGTGGAATGTTTTAAGCCCTGGTACTAATGTTACTGCTTCTTATAATTACAATTATGCTCCTTTAGGTGGGGGTACTTGGTATTCAAATAATACTAGTGGTCAACCTTTATCATCCTCACAAGTTTATACTTACAATAGTGATGTAGATTTAAATACAAGTGTTAAATCTATTGTTGATGTTTGGATGACAGGTTCAATTGGATTATTAAACCCAACAGTAACTAATGATGGATTTATAGTTAAACAAAGAATAGAATTTATAGATAATAATGATTACCAACCAGAAATTAAATTTTTCTCAACAGATACTCATACTATATATCCTCCTCAATTAGAATTTAAGTGGGATGATTTTACCTATGAAACAGGAAGTTTAAATGTTTTAGAAACACTCCCAGCTAAAATTACATTAGCCCAAAACCCAGGTACTTTTTATTCTGAAAGTATAAATAGATTTAGAGTTAACGCTAGACCTGAATATCCAAGACAAATATGGCAAACCGCATCTTTATACACAACTAATTATGCTTTACCATCATCATCTTATTGGGCATTAAAAGATTTAGATACAAATGAATATGTAATTAATTTTGATACAACCTATACTAAATTAAGTTGTGATAATAGTGGAAGTTATATTGATATGTATATGAACGGTTTACAACCAGAAAGATATTATCAAATATTAATTCAAACAGAAATCGATGGGTCAACTATAGTATTTGATGATCAGTATTACTTTAAAGTAGTTAACGGATAATGGAACTTATAAACTTATCAAAGCAAGAATTTGCAAGAAATCAATATTCACAAGTAATAGATACTTCTTTTACTCAGCTTATTCCTTCAGTTCCTGTAGATGATATAACCCCAACTATATCAATTCAAGAATTTTTTGGATATTATAATGCTTTATTCTTTCAAATACCTGAATTTGGAGACATAAACTCTCATCAGTATCTTATCAATACTAGCACTAATTATATTGGTGAAGTTGGAGATGATTCAACTATTCAAGCATTAATTGCTGAAATTACCCAATTAAGAGAAGAAAATCTAGAGTTACAAGAACAACTATTTAATAGCCAACAACAAGCTTAATGGAAGAATTAATAAATATTAAACAAATATCTCCTGAAACATTTGAAACCCAAACATATTCAGATAAAGATTTAAATCTTATTACTTCAGTTGACATCCAAACACAATTTGTTCCTGGGAGTGATTATATTGAATATTTTGTATATGATTTAAATGGAAATATTATATTTGCTAATAATTTTGGATACCCTAATTATACTATATTAGATAACCAACTAGCAATAAACCCAGAATCAGATCTTAAAATCACAGGATTTGATGAAGGTCAATATAATACTTTATATAATTTTTTAAGACCATTATTAGGTTCAAATGGATCTACTTTATANTATATTAGTGAAATATCTACTAATAGAACAGAAATTAGATTAAATAGTACTGATATATCNACNACAGATATAATNGGATCTACTNCAGAATTTATTGAACAAAANCAATCNTCATCACTAGCATATCCTGATTTTTACCTTAATTTTGGGTATAATCAACTAGTTATAGCTAATAATGTATTATTAGATGATTCTGACGTTAATAACCCAACAGTATTAATTAAATTATATGAACCATTACCCCAAGATTTCTCAGTTAATACTACATTATGGGTAGTTGAAAAAGTAGCAGAACCTCAAGCATATAATATTAATATTACAACGGTTTTTGACACAAATGATCAAAACATTTATTTAAAAGGTCCTAATGTTAATTTAGCTATTAAGGACCAAATAAATAATTCCACAGAATATGGTAATTATTCTTCTTTATCTCAAACTACTTCATCACAAGGATCAGGTAGTTTACAATACCAAATAAATAGTTTATTAGCTAATAAGGGAATTAAAATAAATATTGATTATAATGATTATTCTCAATTCATTAATTTCTCCTCAGCACAAACTAGATTAGAAAATTTTTATTATAAATTATCTCTTATAGAAGAATATAATAATAGTGCCAGTTTATCAGATAATACTACTTCTAATTATTATGTATCATCTAGTAATGTAATATATCAATCTAAAATAGATGATATCATTACTAATTTTGATGGGTATG